CCGTAAGGTCATAGTCTAGTCTCTTTCTAATATCCTGATAATGATTCTCTGAGAATATAGTATCAATAGCCTCCTCCTCTGCTATCTCTATAGCAGGCTTGTAGTTTAGATTCATATATAAGGCTAGCTCCTCATCGTTCTCAGGAAGCTCGGCAGGATTCATAGCGAATGGGTCTACACCCGACTTCTCTTGTATAGTAAGAAGAACCTCCTTAGCTGCCATCTGTCCCTCAATTATATCTTGATACTTGCTACGCTTTGCCTGTGACAATGCATCCTCAGAGTAAGCCTTTACTCTAAACAGCCTGTCTGACATCCCGTTAACAACTATGTCTACGAACTTAGGTAATATAGGAACAGGTGTCCAATCTAAATTTAGATATGATAAGTCACCGTCTACGGCTAGCTCTGTTTTATATTTTGCAATAGATTGTTCCCCTCTTGCATATAGTCTCAGTCTATGAAAATCTCTCATCTGACTGTAATACCTACAAGAACTCCCATCTCTTTTGAACCATTCATATTGAATGGCTTGACCTACCTGTAATCCAAATTCTTCCGTTGCTTTCTCAGCGTCAGATACAAATTGACTAGGGAATCCTGCAGATGAAATGTTTACCTTTACGTCTTTCATCTTTTAATTAATTCACTTATTGTTCCTTTATTACTATACCTTGCAAAGTTAATACTTATTTTCGACTCTTTTTTCTCAGGCAGGTACGCATTCTTTTGGTTAGCCATAATCGCCAACCCTGAGCTAATAGTGGCATCGTATTTTGTTCTGTTACTAATATCAAATTTTGCCCAATCCTCAAGCGTTCTAGTGAACATCATTGAGCCCATGTCATCCATATCTCTGTATGTTCCACTTAAATCTATGCCTACATACTTCTCTATATAGGACTCAATAGCTGAGGCGTGAGACTGCTTAACGTCCTCACTTGAGTTAGGTATACCTCCAAGCTCTCTCTCTGTGCGAGACAGCTTGTTATAGTGCTTGTCGGGTCTGTTTATACTAAAACCTCTATACCCCCTATTCTTAAAATGATATAGCAGCCTAGGCTTATTGTTCTCTACAAGTATGGGCATACCATAGAACACACACGCCATCAGTACCTCCTCAAAGAATATCTCTGCTGTCTGTGGTCTTGCTACATACTCCAAGAAAAATTCATTAGAGGGGGCATCATCCATGTTGAATTTAGTCAATCCATGCAAAGCTCCGTTAGACCCACCCCCTCCAACTGTTCCTGAAATATCATATGAGTCACAACCAAAGGCTCCGATATGCTCGTTGCCCGGATACTTAATACCTCTCTTCTCAATAACCGAGTTCTGTAGCCCCTTGCTTGGTGTCCAACTTACAAGGAACCTTCCCCTCTTGTCGGGGCTCCATATTACCTTGCTGTCTTTTATTCCATCCTTCCAATGAAAGCTACCACGAGTGAGGTGGTGCTCCTTGATTAGTGAATCATTATAATCAATCTGCTGATATATCTTTGTTAAGTTAAACAGAGACTGCTTGCTTTCATCTCTGAATGCATGAGACTCTGTCCTTGGAAACTGACGATAGAACTCGTTGAGAGCATCGGGGTCGTTCTTCAGCGACTCAACCTCAGCCTCCCAATAGTCAATAGCTCCATTGTCAATCATCTCACCATCCACTCCAAGTATAGGGGTGCTAGGTTTTCTAAGCACAGGCATCCCGTACCTATCAATAAACCCCTCCATGTTCCACTCCATAGGAATAAATAGGTTATATAGCCCACTCTTAGTCTGACCGTTAGCATTTCTTTTTGTAGGGTCAGAGTCATTGTAAAGCTTCTTAAATTCCTCACCCCCTTTGTTTAGTGCGTTTGATGTTGAGCCCATCATACACTTACCTATAATCTTACTACCTAATCTAAGACAGGTCTTTGTAACACGCCAATTGTTTAGTATGTTATTAGGCTTTAGCCACTTACCACTCTCATCATGTACAAGCAAAAGTAGCTTCTCACCATCGTAGCTGTTGTCATCGGTGTTCTTCCAATCTATTGTGGTATCAAGTCCCTCCATCTCTGTATCATTAATGGTAGACATATTCTTCTTTGTAATCTTTGATGCAGGAATCCTAAACGCTAGCTCAGTCTTTGGTTTATCCATACCATCCTGAATAGGTTTAAAAAAGAATGGTAGCCTCTGTGATATTGGAACAACCTTATCTGTAAACATCTTCTTGGCATCGCTACCTGTCTTTGATAGTATACCCACCCTAGAGTCTTTTGCTAGCGTACCTGTGTTGACACACTCCGATGATGACATAAATGAAAATCCTGAACGTCTAATCTTTAGGTAGTCTAGCCCGAAGCATCTCTTGTCTGCCTTACAGGCTTCCCAATAGATATATAGTATTCTGTTAGCCTCCCTGAAGTCAGGGTATCCCACATCAATACTTGTCCACTGAAGGTACATATAGTGGGCTCCTGTGATATATGTCTTGATACCGTTGTTCATAAACCAATACCCATCCTCTCGTCTATCAAACTCCTCCTCGATATAGTCTACCCATCTGTTCTTAAACTCTGAAGGCATCTCATTCCATTGGAATATCGACTGTATCCTGTCAAGCTCCCTTGGAATATCTTTACGTTCCCAATAATCTTTTTCTTTTGATAACTTCTCAGGAGCCGGAGGTAAGGCAATACGCAAACCGTTGATAGTTACAACATCTCCTATCTGTCCTGACTTGGATATTACTATGACATCATACTTGTCATTATATCCATATGTCCAACTTTTTACCCTGTTCTTATTCTTTACCACCTTTGATGGTATATAATCCTTTAGAACACTGTATAAGTTATTTTGACCTTCTTTCTGCAAATCCTTGTTTTGTATCTATCTTTGTTGCCCCACGCTCTGAGACCTCTATGTTTTGTTTCTCTCCCTCTATCTTTGAGAGTATCTCGAATGCATCAAATATAGCTAACTTTTTTGTAGCAGCAGCATTCTTTAGTCTATCTGCCGCTAGCTCATCATCAGGGTCGGGCTTTATAATATCCTCCTTAGCTACCTTTATAAGCTGCTCTACAGCCTTCATACCTGCCTCTATTATCCTTAATTTAATTTCTTTTGTTTTCATAGCTTTACTGTTATTTGGTGGTCATACATCCTGTATAACTTCTCTCCCTCTACATTAAACTCATACTCACTCTCAGGCTTGAAGCATACCCTGTCTCCTGAGCTTATACCTTTAGACTTCAGGTAATCATTAGGGTACACCATCTCTCCCATAAGTGGCTCTTCTGAGAAAGGCTTGAACATATATGAATCCTCTGCAGGTATAGGTCTAACAAAGCAGTACCTATCGTATGAGTGCCACTCGCCATTGTGCTTATACATAAAGAACTGCTCCTCATCTATAAAGAACATATCTTCTTTAAAGAAGCTCTTACCACTCTGCCTCCTTCCTTTTATATCATTATAGAACTTAAATACATTGTGATGAACTAGCAGGGTGTCTCCAATCTGTATTGGTCCTGTGTATCCTATGGGTGTCTCTATGACTGTGGCATAGCGAGTAGAGAACTTATGGTCCTCTTCGGAGGTGCTTGTTATGAAATCAATCCCTCCTATCTTCTTTGTGTTATTATATCGCTTGCCGTTTTTTGATTTTGCTATAAAGTAAAACGGTGACTTCATTTAAAAATTTATATTGTATTCAATTGAAATTGGCATTGTTCGGGTGAACTCTTTCCATAGCATTATCTCATCTCCCTGCTGAATCCATATCTTTATAGACTCACTATCAGGATAAAACTTTATAAGATGTATAGTATACTTAGAGCCCAACACTTCCTGACCTACAATGTAGTGCATTGCACCACCCTTATAGTCAGCTCCTATTGATATCTTTCTAATGTCCATTACTCGTGAATAGAGAACTGCATATCCGTTACTAGGATATCGTGTGTTCCTGTTATGTTCTCAACCCACAACTCAAGAGTCGTACCATTAGTAAATTGTGTAATAAAATTAAGAGTTACTTCTGTAATGTTATTGGCTGAATGGTCAACAATTCCACTTGATGTAAGTATTGTCGCTCCTTTTTTAATTAAAAATCTAAAGTCATCATTTCCTGTAGGAGAGTAGTGAGATATAGAAACACTAATCTTTCCTTTAAAGGTTTGTGATTGATTACAAGTTATTAATCCACCTGTAGATACAGAGAATCTTTCAGACTCCACTGCTGTAGCTAAACCACCAAGGTCTACCCGAACAGGCGTGTTGATGGTTGTTATAGTTGTAGTATTAGTATTCCTTGCAACTGATGCTAAAATATATGCAGATGAATCTTCTATACCTCTGTTTCCTGATATGTTATATCCAACCATAGAAGCGTCAGAATAATCATTAGGGAATAAATCTGATAAAGTTCCAAGACCTGCATTTGCCCAAACATTATTAGATATAACTCCATAAAGTGTGGTACTTGAAGTGCTTATCTCCATTCCTTTTTGTACATCTTGTGGGTGGATGTAACATCCATCAACAATAACAGATAGAAAAGAAGAGATATTATTTGCTTCAAGCTCTATCATAGGAACGGTAGCGTAACCTGTTCCCGGAGACGAATCGTTGAACCAATCAAAGAATTGTGAGTTCTGAATAGACAATTGGTCTACATCTTGAAATCTTAATCCAAAGTTTGTAGCTCTTACATATCTAAACACGCAGTTGTCTATGTCTATAAGCTTAAAACCATTTAAGTCCATAACTCCTGCAAGTCCTCGGACATCACAATCGTTAATAGATATAATCTTATCTCTTCCGTCATTATATTCTAAAGCATCTAAGTTTGTTCCCGTTAATATAGAAGCCCCTAACTCAGATGAAGTAAAACCTAAAGACCTTAATGTAAAATCAGTTTCCGTAACAGTAAACAAGGCTCCTGCTCCCGTCCAATTTATGAGGTCAGTATCTCTATCGAGACCTATGACAGCACAGTTGGCATTCGATACAGTTCTCGAAGAGGTAAAAGTAACTCTTCCTCTTATAACATAAACTGTACTTGCGACTAATGTTGCAGGCATATCTGATTCCTGAGTAACCTCAACAATGTTTCTTGCCCCAACAACTCTTTTCATAGCTCCATCTAACCAAGTAAGCGAACCTGCAAGAGTAGCAACTGTTGCATCAGGAACTGTACCGCTTCCTGTGTATATACTACTTTCAGCTACATCTCCCCAATACACAGTGCTTCCGTTTGATAGAAGAGCTTGACCTGAAGTACCTAAAGATGATGTGCCATCAACAAGACCTCCGCCTATAGTTACGTTGCCTCCTGTAACGGTAATGTTTCCTGTAAGTATTATATCTTGAGTAGCTGTGTTGCCTGCATTAAGTACATCCTGTAAATTAATCTGACCCTCAAATAATGCAAGGATATCACTAACCAAAAAGTTTTTTGTTGCATTAGCGGGTGTTGCACCTACCGATGTCCCTATTACCTTGTCCGATAATGTTACAGGACTTGCGTTATCGTATGTACTTATTCTTGCCATCTTAGTCTTTCTTTTCTGTCACCTCTCCTGTCTGAATATTAATTACAGAATCAGCTCCGTATTTTTCTATTAGTTCTTTTTCGTGTTTGGCAAAGTGCTCCTTTAATCTTTCTATACCTTTAAGTATTGAATGCTTCTGTAGCTCTACATCAGCTAAAGACATCTTTGCTTTGTTAAAGTCTTCGTGCAATCCCTGCAAGAGACTTAGTTCGTTTTCATTTAATTTCATTTTATTATATTTTATACAAAGATAGAAATTATTTCTTTCTTGTTTTCTCCCACGTTCTTCCTCCAAAGTATGCAGCGATAACCGTAAGAAGTAGGACCTCTAACAGGCTTACCCAATTATCTTCGACCTTGAAGTTTATAAATCCTGCGTCAATAAATATCAACAGCATTGTGTTGAAAATTAAAAATATCAACACGAGAGGTCTTACGTTCTTAGATAGCCAAGAGTCTGAAGCCATATCTGACTTCCATCTCTCGGTAACATTCTTCTGCATATCAGCTTCAGCCTTTATTAAAATCTCTGCCATCTCTTTTTCAAACTGAGCCTTCTCGTCTTTGGTTCTTACGAACTTGTCTACAACGCCACCTATCTGCTCTACAACTCCTGAACCTTTTCCAAATAATCTTCCTAATATTTCTTTCATTCGTTCTCGATTTTATTTATCATTTCAATATGTATCTTAGCAATCCTATCTCTACCACTCTCTGTCATTAAGAGATTCTTACACTCCTTCTCATTTGTCATAAAGAAGTTCTCAGAGAGTATCGCAGGCATAGCTGTGTTTACCAACACGTAGAAGTTAGACTCCTTGTCAGGGTCTCCATCACTTGTATCCTTACGCATACTGTAGTTAGGAAACTCCTTCTCTGCTTCATTAAACAATACCTCAGCGATGTGGTCGGACCTTGTCTCTCCCGGAGAGGTATATACCTCCCATCCGTTTGCTGACTCACTTGAGAATCCATTGGCGTGAATGCTCACATATATGCAGGGCTTCTCTGAGTTTCTATATATATCGTTTGCTCTCTTTGTTCTATCCGATAGAGGCACATCCTCCTCGGTGTCTACAAGATTAACATAGTCAATATTCTCAGACTTGCAGTATCTTACGAGTCTATCTACAATAGCCCTATTGAACTCGCCCTCAAATAGCTGAGTGCCATCTGACCATATAGGACTACGCTTTCCTGCTGTCTGATATACGCCATCTATTATCCCACCATGCCCATTGTCAAATATCCATAGGTACTTTGACTTAGATGGTATCGGCTGTCTACAGCATTTACAAATCATAATTATTGTTGAAGTTCATAAAGACGCTCCTCCATTGTATTGAGCTTAGTCTTTATGTATTTGATTTCATCCTTGATGTGCTCAATCTCATTTGAGGTCTTGATGATTGCTGCATCCACCTGAGTATCTCTTGGCGGTAGTAGCTTGGCATCCTCCACCTCTGCGTGAAGCTTGAAGTACATACTAACAAATGTAGCTACGAGTCCTATAATGAAAAGTAAGTTCTTTGGTGATAGGTTTATCTTTGTGTCCTCGCTGAGTCCCATTTGTTATTTTATATTTTACATTTATATTGTGAGATGACGTACTGTAAAATCTTACCAAAGTGCAATGATTCCTGTCGCTGTTGTTGATGTAGCCTTTACTCTTTTTACTTGAACAGGCATAAAAGAGCCTGCCGGTACTCCTGTAAATATAAGGTCGTCACCACCTGCAGTAATAAGCTCAACATCTCCTGCACCTCCTACATATAAAACGCATCCGTTGTTTGGTAGGTCTACTGAAGAGTATAAGGTGTATGCTCTTCCCGGACCAACAGCAGTTGTAACACTAAGCTGAGTAGCACTATCTACTGCTGTAACAGTTGCAACTGTAGGTCCACCTGAGTATATAATGTCTCCTATCTTTACACCTGCTTCAATAAAGTCTTGAGTAGTATCAATAAGTTTTCCCGCTGCCGAACCTGTTGTTGTGCTAACGATTCCTCCTGCTCCGGGATTTGGGACATCTATAGTATCACTTGTGTGTACTACTAATGCTCTGCTTGCTTGTAATTTTTGGTAAGCCATCTCTATCTTTTATTATATCTACAAAGATAGTATTATTTTTTTATATGTATAAATACTTAACCGAACTGCTCGATGAGCATATATGAGATGTATAAGAGTATCATAGCACCTACAGCCTTGACCCACAGCTCAGGGGCGTACAGCATTGTACACGCTGCGAAGTAGCCTGATGCGTAGTATAGCACAGCTAATACATTCTGATGGAAGTTGTTATCACGTTGTGACATATTTTTTTATTCAGTAGGTAATTCATTAACTTCAAATTCATAAGGCTCACCTAATATTGGCTCAGTTCCTTGATAATATTCTATATACCAAAACACAGGACTATTTAAACTTGCTTCGTTGTAGTCTACGTAGTACTTTGTTACATCATCAGGTTTAACAGGTAGTCCGTAGTAATCTGCACAAGCTTTTCTTGCATCAATAGCATCTTGTTCATTCGTGTATTTGTATCCGTTAATAAACATTCCAATAAGTATTTACATTTGTTTCTATTCCTGTTCTATTTGCGCTTTGTTCTGAATTCCAATAAATATATTCAGCATATCTGCCACTCATAAATAAAGTAGGACCTGATTGTCCGAATCTATCCATATTTACACCTGCTTGTGCTGCTTGTGTTCCTGTTGTCGCTAATTGAGAACCATTTAAATATACACGCTTGACATTTGAATCGTCTTTTAAACTTGTTGCTACAAAAGCACCTGTTCTTGAATCAGTAGCGTGAATAACAGCTGTTGACATATCACTTCTAACGGAATTTCCTGACGCGGGAAACCAAACAAAGGGTTGCTGTCCATTAACACCTGCAAATGTAGCGGCTACACCAATTGATGTTATAATATTTCCTGAACTTGTCCTATTCAAAACACCCATTGACAAATACTTTGTGTTAGGATTTATTCCACTTGTTAACGAATATCTATCATTTGTCCAAGTTGTAGATATTTTACTTGTATTGGGGTCAAGGATTAAACTACCACTTGAAACAATTTGACATTGATTTGCTAAAGTTGCTTGATTAGCATTATTTGTATTCCCACTTTGGTCGTACCAAGTTGTGATATATCCACTACCAACACCTACAAATGAAAGCAATGAAGCTGTATCTAAATCACCACCTACAAAGTTAATATCTTGCTCCGAGTTATCACTTGAACGTCTTACTCTAATAGCCGAACCGCTATAAGAAGACGAAAGCTTACGTAACGAATATGCTACAGAAGCACCGCTATAGGTATCTAAGAGTAAGGACTCTGAACCTTGTACATTTAGTATGGAGCGATATAGGCTTGACATTACGCAGGCTGTACAATCCAATACTCAACTCTCGTACCACCACACCACTCAGCGTAGATGACATTCAAAGCTGTTGTACTGTATGTACCTGAGCCCAATAGAACCCATCCCGCAGGGAATGAAGGTGCTGAACCTTCTTCGTGATATATCTTCTGTACGATTCCTAACTGAGCACCTGTCAGGTCATTGGTGATGTTCCCTGTTCCTGCTGATGCTGAGGTGTTGTAAATCTCTTTCTCTGTGAATGAAACCTCTCCTCCTGTAGTAGCTGTAGCAATCTGTGCTCCTGACTTGAAGTCAGCGTATGTGTATACTGCACTGCCACTGTTTACTAAGGCTGAGCGTTTCTCTTTTAGAACTCTGAATCCTGATGTTCCTATAAACTGTTCGTTATTTGGTATTGTTGGCATTGTCTTTTATTTTATACAAAGATAATAAAATTATGTTGGCACATCAGTTGTCCTCGCAGCAAAAGGTAGAGTGCCACTAATTGCATCATTGTTTCCTTGTACGTCAGGGATAGGATTCCATTCTCTTCCTGTCCAAGTAGCGTCTTCACCCATCCTGTACCACGTTGTAGGCTCTCTTGTTAATCCTATATTGTTGAGGTCATTAGGTACTCCGTTATTATAAATTTTTGCTACATCATTTCTTAAATCAACACCACTCCATATTGCAACCTCGTCTAAAAGTCCTTTATATGGATGGTTAGCACCTTGTGGTTCTTCACCTATCATTAAACCTCCACTTGCATTTTGTAAAGCAGTAAAAGTACCAATGTTAGTTTGGTAAGATTCATCTACTCCGTTGATATAAATTCTCATTCTATCAGAGCCACTTAAAGTACCATCTAAAACGCACATTATATGATTCCAAGCTCCATATGTTATTGCGTTAATATTAGCTTGAACAGATTTTGTTAATCTGCCGTCAATACTAAAACTTAAATAATTATTTTCAAAATGTTGAAAAGAAAAAACATGTTCGTCTGCAGTTGAATTTCTTGGTACTGTTACTACGTATTCATACAATGGTGCACCGCTTATTGGTTTCATCCATAAACTTAAAGTCATTTTATTTTGACCATCTAATTCTGAATAAGGTGAAGCAACACTCTCAATATAATCAGTGATTCCATCAAAGGTAAATGAATTAGTTGAGGCGAAGGATGAACCTCCTGATGAAGCTTGACCCTTTATAGCGTTTGATATGGAGATTTGCATTGACATACTACTCTTCTACAGGTTCAGGTTCACTCCACGCAGGAGTCTGCATAAGTGTTAAGCAGTCAGCCCAACTTAATATTGATGCCGGAACAACAGTGCCATCCTCAATAAAGTGTGGTGTGTGGTCTTCTTCCCACTTGATAACAAACTGTGAGCTGTCGAGTGAGTATCTCAATGAGTTAGCATTCTTTGGATAGATGTCCTCGTTGAAGTCAACATTCGGTAAGTCTACCGAGTCGATGATTCCATACTTCCAATCTTGTGGGTATATGTGCGACATTGTGTTTTGTTTCTACAAAGATAATAAAATTATGTTGGTACGTCAGTAGAAGGCTGAGCGGGAGGTGTTGGTATTGGCTCATACGGAATTAAAGGCAATTGTTTAACCCAATCAAAAGACGGATTAACACATTGCTCCATTTCTTCTTGGCTTATCACCCAATTATTATTTATATCCTGTATTGGATTAAAATAAGAATCAGGTGCATACCATTGACCTACTAATTCGTCTTTTTGTACTTCTGTTAATAGTCCTACTTGTATCATATTTGTCTACTTAATGTTGTTTGAAATCCTTGTACTGCCGTGTAAAAGTTAGCTGCTTCAGTATCTGTTAAGCCGTCTCCTATTGAAGAAAATGCCAATTCTTTATCATCGTAATATGCTCTTATTCCACTACCATTGGATTGTAAAGCAGATGATATATTTATTGTGAAACTATTTGTTGTTGCAATTGAATTGACATTAAAAGTATTAATAGTAGTATTTTTTATTATTTTCTGCTGTGTTGATGAATTTCTATTACCTATATAAAAACCTCTTGAATCTAAATTACTGACTTGAGAAAATGAACTCGTGTTATTTCTATGAGTTGTATTGCTTGAAGAATTTTTGAGTCCCATTGATAATTCAAAACTTGCAGCACCATAAGAATTGCCAATAGCTATTCTACTCGCAGCTATAGCATCAGTTCTTGAATATACTGAAACGTGTGTACTATTTAAAGCTAAATCAGTTCCTGTTTTTACAAATGTTTCTGCCCAACCATTAGTTCCATTAGGCAAAGCACCATTAGATGAATGTGTCCAACCACCATTAAACACCAACCTAAACGCAGCATCAGTATCTTGTGGGTCTTTCAAATTGAATTTATGACTTGAAGCAGTTCCTCCTACAAACGGATAAATAGCTTTCATTTTAGTCCATACTCCATAATCTTTTAAATCAGTTACAAGAGTATTTATAGCACTTTCTTGTGTAGCATCTGTAATTGAAGCAGCAGTTATAAATGCTTGTGCATCTGCATCTACTCCACCTTGAACATTTAATATGGAACGGTATAGACTTGACATTATTAGTCTCTATTATAGGGGAACACTCTGTTTAGTGCATCTCTTCTCTGACCACAGCCACAGTCTTTTCCTGTAACCTTAGACACCTTATCAACGACAGCCTTAATTCCTGTAGCCTTAGTGAACTTCTCAATGCTATCGCCAAGACCTCTGCTCTTCTGAGAGTCCTTCTTCATAGCGTTGAACTTAGCCCGGATGTCGTCAAACCTGTGCATTGTTATTTTTTACCGTATATTTTTCCGTATTCTGATTGAATCTCTGACTTTACTTTTGCCTCACCTCTTTCTGTAAGTCCACCTTTTTCCTTAGCATATAAAGCCTTCTGCCCTGTAGTCATCATACCATCAAGTATCTCTCTTTGTGCAGGAGTAATCCCACAACTTTTTAGTTTAGGGTTTGCTTTTTTGTTAGCAGCACAGAACTGCTCAAATTTTGCTTGTCTTTTTTTACCTAGCTCTGAAGCTTTTTTCTTTTCGTCTGCATAAGACTTTCCGTTGTTGTTTTTTGCCATAACTTATATTTTAAACATTAATTTTCTTCTGTTCCTTTCTGTGCAAAGCCCTTAGAGAAATCTTTTTTACCTGACATATTCTGAATGTAGTTCACTCGGGTAGCATCATTAAAGCTGCCCTTACATTTCGTGTTACCTTGTGCGTCCTTTGTTCTCTTACATTGAGCCCAAGCCTTCCTTGCTCTTGCATCATATTGAGATTGAGTCTCTCCTTTCATTGGAGATATTCCTTGTACTCCTTTAGAAACAGAGTGTCCCGGTCCTCCTCTTTTTGTCATTTTTGCCATAACTTATATTTTAAACATTAATTTACTAAGGAACTTATTCCAAGTTCTCTTGCACCACAATCCTAATGCGATGATTTTATTTCCTAACCATACTAAAGCTCTTCCCATAGTTTTTTTTACAAATATACTAATATTTTCCTTGGCGATTTTTTGGTGAGGACTTCGTGCTACCACCTTTACCTGCCCATAGATTCTTACACGCCCAATATCTTGCAGTAAGCTTTGACTTGGCGGTGTCACACTTGTGTCGAGCCTTGAATGATTTGCGAGCTGCAGCAGAATAGTTGTGACCATAGCCCTTAGCACCAAAGTGAATAAGCTTCTCCTTGCCACCCTCACAGGCTTTCACCATTCTCTTCTTACCGGGTCTATCTGAAGCGACAACCCTGTTGCATTTCATCTTACTCTTCTCAGCCATTATCTCTTTGTGTATTTCTTTGTCACCTTAGCAGCGGGAGTGTTTGAGACAAACTGCTTTCCCTTGCGACCATATTTCTTTTTCTTCTTTGCTGTAGCTGCACGCTCAGCTTTGGTCATACTCTGAGCCTTCTTCAATGGTAGACACCTATCAGGGTTCTTCTTGTTCTTGCTTGTACCACAAGCACCCTTGATAGAGCCATCAGTTCCTATACGAACCCACTTCTCATCTACCCACTTCTGAAGCTCTCCCATCTTAGTATGACGATGTCATTTTTTTCTCCATACCATATCCGGGGTTGTTCTTCATAGAGCCCTTCATAGTCTTAGCGAACTCACCCGCCTGAGCTTTACCTACTGCATTGTATGGGAATGTTTTTGTTTTCATCTTTCCTGTGTCTCCACACTTGTACTTTACTGTTGGCATAATTATTTGCTTTTTGATTTCTTGGCGTAGTTAGGGTCCTTGCAGTATTTACTTGCCGCAAGGTTGGCATATGCACTAGGATACTTGTCGAAGGTTCTCTTCGCCCAAGCGATACCTGCAGGACATATCTTGTTGCCTTTGCTTTTTGTACGACCTTTCTTTGCCATTTTATTAATATTTTTTCATTGCTCTATCTTCAATATTGATAGAGCGATTTTCTTGTCGAGCAGCCTTCTTATGTAGACGGTCAGCTTTTTTATCTCGTCCCTCATCTACTGCAACCTTTCCTTTATATAAAGTTTTTTCTGACTTCTTTCGGATTCTATCAGACTTCTTCAGTAGCCTGTCAACGACTTTGTTTTTAAATGTGTAGCTGTTGTAGTCCATAGTTTTTTATATTTGTTACAAATTTAATAAAATTATGGATAAGGATTATTTGAAGTATTGGAGGGTAATAAGATATTTTATCAAGTCAAAGTATGGTCTAACACAGGAGGACCTTGATATGCTACTGTTCCTAAAGACTGAGGATTACTTTGATAGAGATAAGTTCATGGAGTTTGATGAGCTTATGAGTTGGAACAAGAATCGCTTCGAGCAGCTAAGGCATGACGGTTGGATTGAGGTGTTCCGTAAAAGACTTAGAGATAGGAAGGCACTGTATCAGCTATCGTACAAAGCTCAGCGTATGCTGACATCACTATACAAGAAGCTTGAGGGTGAAGAGATTCCAACCTCCCCATCATCAAACAAGATGTTCGCAAAGAATGTCAAGTATAACGATAAGGTCTATAGGAACTTTATCAAAGAGATGAATGCCGCTATAAGACAACAACGACATCACGCTCAGAAATAATTGTATACGGCTCGTCATGGATGAGCATGGTATAGCCTGACCTCTTGTCGTAGTATATCATGTCACCCTCACTAATCACATCAACCTCAGTACCCGGCTTTACAACCTGACCCTTCTTGTATCTGAAGCCGCTTGCATCCTCTGCAGATAGCAACAGACCTGATGTGGTCTTAATCTCTTCGTCTATCGTCTTGATGACTATGTTCTTTCCTATCGGTGTCATTGTCTTTTTGTTTATATAATTTACGTATCTCTCTCCCTAGGTCAGCATCGTTAGGGAAGCACTCAATCAGTGCCTGTATTATTTTACTCTCCTGCCTCATATGTTCTTGCCATTGTTATGATTGCATTTGTAGATAGTATCGTCACAGCTACACTCACCGCATTCTGTAACGCACTCCTTGTAACTTTCACCGGGTCAATTATTCCCATCTTGAATACGTCACCGTACTCACGAGTCTTGACATTGTACCCGTCACCTATCATCTTCTTCTCCTTGCTGTTGTAGATGTCAAAGTAGCTCATACCTCCGTTCTCAAGTATCTGACATATCGGAGCTACTAAGGCGTGCTGTAAAATTGCGTGAGCAATTTTTTTCGCCTCAGAATCTGAGTCAGTGGTTCGAATATCTATAGACGCATTGTGTAACGCTATACCCGCACCGGGAAGGATACCCTCTACCAATGCTGACCGTACTGCACACACCGCATCATCAACCCTATCGTATAGCTCCTTCTGCTCCAAGTCAGTATTCCCACCGACATAGACAACACCAATACCTCCTGTCAGGGATGCTATCCTAGACAGCACGAACTCTTTCTCACTAGCGTTCTCAAGTATCTCCTTCTGCTCCCATAGCTCAGCAACCCTCTGCTTAATCGCCTCAGCATTTGACTCCTCATCATCTTTGAGGATGACCGTTGAGTCACGTCCAACTATCACCTTGGAGCAATGACCCAAATCATCAGCACTGATTATGCTGAGGTCATCCCCTGTCTTCTCTGAGAAATATGTAGCACCAACGCTCAATGCTATGTCCTGCATCAGCTCATGCTGCTTGTAGCCAAACTGCGGTGGTATAATATTACAGATACCTAGATTGCTTTTCATAACATTAGCCGCCAAGGTATTCACCACATTAGTGCTGCATGGTGCAATGATTAATAGCTTCTTACCATCCTGTATGATTGGTTTCAAAACATTCTCAATCTGTAGGATGTTTGACACCTGAGCATCTGACACCAACACATACACATCCTCCATGATACACTCATCACGCTTGTGATTATTTATAAACAAAGGCGAGGTATATCCCCTATCAACCTTTATCCCGTTTGTCGTCTCATAATATGTTTTCGAACTCTGTGACTTCTCCACCGTCACTATCCCACTCTCACCAACGTCACTATGCACATCAGCAATAATCTTTCCTATAACCTTGTCATTGTTCGCAGAGATAGTAGCCACATCAAGTAGCCTCTTCTTAGTAACCTTCTTGGACATATTCTTGAGCTTGTCCACCACCTCATCAGTAAGAGCAACCATCTCACGTAACACCTCCGTCCTGTTCACACCATCACTCAGCAACCTGACACCCTCCTTCACCAACGCCTCGGTCAAAACAATTGACGTAGTCGTTCCATCACCTGCAGATGATGCGGTCCTGTCCGCAGCCTCCTTCATCATACGGACCGCTAAGTTCTCCACCGGGTCTAACAGGTCAACAGCCTTCGCTACAGTTACACCATCCTTAGTCACTGTTATCCCATGTGTATGATGAGGTGACTCAATCAGCACAGTATTTCCACTAGGACCTAGCGTGCTCTTCACCGCATTCGATATCTTGCTTATACCATTGATTAGTTTGTCTTGACCCTCAGCTCCGAAGTTCAAGTTCTTGGGTGTAAACCCCATCTGATTATTGCTCATATGATTTAATTAAATTCTATTGCAAATATAATATAAAGTTTTAATTTTAAAACATGAAGCATTGTTCAGATTTTAAGTACGACCTAAAGATTGGTGTCGCAAAAGAGTTAGAGCTTCTAAATATATTTGAAACCAAAACTATTGAGGTCAAGTATGACAGGAAGGCTCACATCACAAATAACATATTTATAGAATACGAAAGCAGAGGCAACCCTAGTGGTATATCAAAAACGATTGCAGACTATTACTGCATCATCATAAAAGATTTATTTCACATTATACCAACCGATGTACTAAAACAAAAATGTAGAAAGTATATCGGAACAAATAGAGATACGATAGGTGGAGACAATAACACTTCAAAAGGAATACTACTTCCAACAATAGAAATAATTCACTGATGTCGGAATGTCAAACTTTTTCCTCCCTACTATATATATATATATTTCCCTCCTTTTATTATTTTTATTATATATAATATAGATTTGAAATCGACATTTTCGACACTAGTATTGATTATCAATAAGTTAACTATTTATTTTCGACACTAAATCGACATTGAAACGACATAATAGTGTCGATTCATATATTATTATGTTAAATAGAAAAACTAAATAATAAAAAAAGAGAGACCTCATAATGAAATCTCTCTGTCATCAGTCATCAAAAATAAGATGCTAGAACATATCTCTCATGTTCTCACGCATCTCTGCAAGTGATATTCCGTTAGCAATAATCTCAGCTTTCTCTGCATCGCATTTCATCTTTCTGATACGAGCAGCCTGCTGAATACCTGTCATTCCATCAGGACGCTCATTCATTAATCGACCCTGCTTCACATACAAGCCTCCAACATTATTGCTCATCTTCGAGTCTCTGTTAATCTTCTTCATATGGCTTTTGGTTTTATACAAAGGTACAAAATTTTATCAGATGGTTAGGGGTAGTGGGTTCTATATGGCTACACGCACATGACCCCCTATCCGAAAACGATATTAATTTGACCCTCCCCCCCTATCGAATCGGTGGTATTATGTGGATTTTTTGACCTTTTGGTAGCTCTGTATCCCTTGCTACCACTACATTGTAGCACTAT